CCGTAGGATAATGACTCTGCTTTCAATTCTCGTCGCTCCTCAGGAGTAAACTTCTTCAAGTCTACCGTTTTGTACCCGACTACGGGTAGCGAGCAGCAACGGTCCTCAAACTTAAGGAGAGGTGGTTCACTATCGAGTCCTCGATAGAACCTCTCATGCGCTATTAGCCTTGACATAGAGAGTACCGATAGTGGTACCCTAATGCCATGGCCTCTAGTGAGAGACCGTTGAGAAAAGGAAATTACTTTCCGATTCACTGACAAGAAGTGAGCTTGAAGACGACGCCGGAATCTACCGGTGAAGCCAGGACAAAGCGCTGAGTAACACCCCTTCACAGAGAAGGGGTCCTCCGCTACCCTGAATAAAGCCTTGGAACGTACAAAGGGTACGACCTTGACTTTATTGGTGCTAGAGAATGGAGTGGAGTTCAGGGAAAAGAACCGGGGGGACTCCCCCGTCTTCCCAGGATGAACAACTAAACCGGCCTGGGCTACCACCTTAGCCCAAATTTCCTTAGAACCTTCAGGTGCACGGAATACAATATCGTCTCCGTTCACCTTCACAGGGTACTTCCTTCCCAATGCGAACTCAAAACATAGTTTGTTAATGATGCAGAGTATTGGGAACGAAAGAAAATTGCCCATAAGTTGGCCTCGGCGCTGGGTGACCGTTATATTGTCTGAGAATATTTCAGACACAGAGTGTGCAAGTGCACCCTCCTTAAATAACGGTGAAAAATTTCCGCTATCAAGGATAGCCGTGAGTACTGCCTGATAGACATCCAAGTGGATGTTATCAGTAGCACTGGAGTAGTCTCCACTTACAAAGGTCTCCCCCCTCTTCGGAGTGAAACCTCGGAAAGATTTCGCGACCGCGTCCCCTCTAAGTAACCAGTCCTCCCTAGATATATGGTCATAGACCATGTCATGAAGGGGTTTGAACGCATACTGGTTCTCGCTTGAGATAGTAACGATTCGGGCTTTAATACCCTCCTCAACTACACTCAAGCGAACCTTAGAGGCCGGAATCGGTTCCCGACCAGCCGCCATACGGCGGACCAGTCCCAACCGGGAATTCTCGGCGCGGGCGCCACCATCACGTCTTGCTCGACACAATGTAGCAGAGGTTCCGAAGATAAGTCTCTGGCACCTTGTTCTGTAGGATTTGTCCCAACCCTTACTGAACATCTGACCAACGCGTTCGCGAAGGAAAGATAGAAGTTTGGGGTTAGTAGGATCCGTGGGAGTGGACATCTTCTTAAGATACTCCACTTTCATTTCCTCTACAGAATAAGTTCCAGGTATTACCTTACGGAACAAGAATAAGGAATGTTTTAAACTCTCAAATGACCTAGGTGTCATTTTGAGACCATTCCAAGGATGAGACTCTGGCTGTTCAGATAAACTGACACAGAAGTCTTTTACATCGGCCAACGTGGCCAACTGAGGCAATGGTGGGATTACAGGATATAACGTCCTGTACCCTTCCAAAAGGAACCTCAGTTTG